CCGCCTGCATCACGTCACCCGCCGATATCTCCTGGGGAGCCCATCCGGTCACTTTGCCGGTAATGCTGTAGTACCCTCCGGCAGAATATACGGTATCGTCATAAGGAAATTCAATACGGTAATTATGCTCATCACCAGCGTAATAGTCGGCCTCCATATCTTCATGGCCTTCATCTTCCGGATCAAAATTTAGGGTCAGCGTCATTTCCCCAACATCGATCAAGCCCAGTAGTTTGCCTTTAATCTCATTGGTCGGGTTTAGGCTTTCGACCTCGACAACGTCCCTTGCTGGCTGCGGCGGCGTGATATTTGCTACTTGCGCTATTTCGTCAAAGTCATCCGGCGTACTGGTTTCGCGTAAAAATTTGACGCCCAGACCGGTTATTTCGGACATGCTTTTATCCCTCCTTATACATAATCATCACATCAACATGATGGTGGATCTCATTTACTCCGTCCTGGTCAACCTGGCGGTCATTATCCACCGTCGCCAGGATTATATTGAGCGCCCCAGCCATAAGACCGGCGAATCCATCCACAGCAGCTATAACTGCGTTGGCGGCGGCTTCGGCCTCCGGTTGGGTTTCGGCCATCGCCGTGACTTGCAGCCTGGCGCGACGGTGAGACACGCCGTCCAATATACGGTTCGGCAGCTTGCTGATCATCGGCCAAATAACAATCAGCGGCTTTTGTGCCCCGTCCGGCACCCGCCGCTGATATATGCTGTCTCTACCGTTTTTTACTGTTGCCTGCACCCCAGGATCTGCCCGAAGGTGGGCAAACAAAGCCTGCCTCGGTTCTACGCTCATGTCAGATTCAGCCTCCGTTTCAGTTCGGCCGCCATGGCGTCCTGGGCTTCGTTAACCTTCTCGTCGAACGCCGGGCGCAGGAAAGGGTGAGGGGCAACGTGGCCAACTGTTTTCTTTTTAACCACAAGTGCGTGGCCTTCCTCGACATATCTGCCATACCAGCCTTTTTTGCCTGGGCCTATTTTTATTTCCACCCGTGATTTTGTCTGTTTTGATATTTCCTTCTGCATATCCCCGGCCAACGTTCCGATTTTGCGCGGAGCTTTCTGCTCCGCTTCCGCCCGAATTACCTCAGCGCCAGCAAGAGCAGCCTCCCGCATGTGTTCACGGGCGGTTTCTTCAGCCAGCATCTGAAGCCGACGGGCTATTTTGTCGCCGCCTTCGACCTTCATGCGGACTTTCATTCGTCCTTACCTGCCAGAGTATATTTTTCTAACAGTTCTATAATTTTGTTTTCCTCATCACTCCAAACGTGCCGCGTTATCATAGCAGTCAGTACTTCGTCTGGAGCACAGGTTAGTTCTATTCTGCTAACTTTAGATACACCAAGTATTTCACATATTTTCTTGCCAAATCTTTGTCCAGATACATAGCTATTAATCAAGCCGGTTTCACCTCCTTGCAAAGCAGTTCTAGGAAACGGCGCCTGCCGTCCTTGTCCAGCACTGCTTTAATCCTGAACTCTCGGCCAGCATGTCGGACGATCATGCCCTGCTCTATGCCCTGGCGGTAGCGAATAATCACCTTATGATCTGACTGGTCAACTGTCTGCTGGGCTTGGAAATATTGATTGCCGGTGAGCCCTTCGACGGAAGCCCATATCGCAGCCACCCGCTGCCAGGTTTTAAGCAGAGGATCTCCGTATTGGTCCTGGCCGGCAGCATAGCGGCCTATCTCAATGTGGTGGCGCAGGTCTCCGATTCTGGTCATACCGGCACCACCCTATCCAGAGAAAGCAGGGTTTTGACCGCGAATTCAATCTCCCGGCTGATTGCCCCGGTCAGGCTCGCCTCCCGGTTCTCATACCAGTGGCCCACTAAAAGTAAAATGGCCTGCTTCACCCGTTGAGGCACTTCGACCACATCCCTGTAACCCGCTATAAACTCAACACAAACAGCATTTGCCGGACGCAATGTAATTGTTGGCCAGGTCCTACCGTAAGCTAGGATAATACGCCCCGGTTCGCTTTTATCGTCTACAAAATAATCGGAGGCCGTAATGACGGCCTCAGTATCAGCGATGTCATAATATTTGATCGAAGCAACGCTTTGCAAAGGCGGCAGAGGGATTCGGATACAATCGCCAGATGGCCAGCCATCAAGCCAGAGTTGCCAGGTCTGCGTAATGTAGGCCCGATTTTGGAAACCTTCGCAGTATTCTCTGGCTGTCGTAATCAGGGCGGTAAGCAAAGTATCCTCCGCACTGGTCGGTGCTTCTTTGACAATGCTTACGCCAAACTCACAAGTTGCGTCCGCTACTGTAGCCACTACCCGAAGCCAGCGTTTGCCGCCAGTGTATTGGAGTTCGTAAACCTGGCTGTCATTAGCCGTTGTCACTTGCGTAAAAGCGCCGCCAGTTACATCCTCCCAGGCATCAGTGACATCATCCCGATGCTGAAGCTTTACGTCTATCGTACCGCCTTCGCCATTTGCGCCAGCATCCAGAAAGACAATGGAATTGTAGCCCAGAACATCTACCGCAGCGCCTACAAGAGAATAGGCAGCGGCTATGTTGTGCGAACCGGGCGCTATGGATTGGACAGGAGTAAGATTATCGGCCAGAGAGCCGGAATCAAGACGCAAGAACTCCTTACTCTGCACCAAACTCACAGGCTCAAGCGCTGGCGCCGTGATAAGCTTTAAGGCCATAAAAAATACCACCTCCCTGGTGGTTTTATTATTAACTATTGCAGGTTCCGTTAGTTAAACATCACCAGGATAGCACTATTTGTAAATCTATACCCCTATTTGCACATTCGTTAACCAATTCTTCTTCAGATAAACTACTTAACCCGTCAATTTCTTGATCTGTTTTAATTAAATAGTTGCCATTAGAAAAATATGCACAAAACGGCATATTTTCTGGTATATTCGGTCTAAACGCTCCTTTTTCGTAATCCTCCTTAACCTGAGTAATATAATACATAACTATAACCTCCATACATTAAGATCATCCCATGTTGCTATATATGCGGGACTTACTGACATTCCTAACCGCATACCTACTTTTGTATAATATTTATACCCTGTCTTTCCTGCTAAATCATAGGTAAAAATATTAACACCGTTTACACCTACTGTTATATATTGCTTGTCAGATGTGACATTTATAACATATTCGGCATTATCTGCACAAGGATACGGTGATTCCTGCAATACTGTAGGCCCCGCACCCTCATTAATGAGCAAACCAATTAAATTGTTATACAATCTAACGTAAAGATAATGTGTTAAATCTAAAACATGAAATATTACACCAGGTATTGCATATATACCAACATTTACTATTGTACCCTTAGTGTTGCAGAAAAGCTTAAAGTGATTTAATCCGGTTTCAATAACTGCTATAGCGGTTGTACCACTAGAAGCATAAGCCCTGCCTTTTGTTACCCCCCATATTCCCTGCAAAATTTCAAACGGCTGCCCTGTATCGGCGCTCCCTAAAATGGAAGCTGAGTCATCCCTATTAAACGAAGCTGATACAACGGGGGTTTCACATAGCATTATTAAGTTCTTAACAGAGTTTAACAACACACATTCACCTGCCTATATTGGAGCTATTGCAAGACCAACAGTTGTTACCGTTGATGGTGAAGGGGTATAGGCTCCCAATGTCTGAAGTATACCGTAGAGGGATGTGCTTCCTGCAGCCAATTTACCGACAAAATTAATATTATTTATCTGGCTCCACAAGGTATCGCCTAAGTCCAATGGAGTAGGAATATCAACACAACCTAAATATTTACTTCTATCTCCAGCGGGTAAATTATATGCGGCATTATCTTCGATGGCCGCTGGCGCCGCATCATAAAGGTGTAGCCTGAAACTATTCATTCCTGACGGGATAGATGCTATGTCAATTTCTAAACGTGCGCCCAAAATAACAAATTCCCCGCCACTGTTTGCAATTACATTTGAAAACGTCATATTTGCTGCAGGCGAAGTTCCGACAACATCATTTGCGGCATAAGCTGTTGCATCGTTTGGTCTTGTCTGTGATACGGAAACACTTTTTCCTGTTAAACTGCCCGTTAACGTAACATTGTCACTCTTTGCAACCCATACTCCGGATGAATCAAGGATGTATATTCCCTTGCCGCCATCTGTTACTAAAAATGTACTGCCGACCGGAACGCCGGTTATGTCAAGGGCTGCCATTTCAGCAGTAGTGCCGATAAATCTTTTTATGGTCGTTATAAGTTTTGCCGCCATTTACGTATCACACCTTTCTCTTTGGGGTGAAAGATGAGGCAGGTTCAACCTGCCTCCTATGTTTTGTTAATTGATTTGGATGCAGCGAACCCAGTCTACCGTCATGGTAATAGCCGCCGCAGCCCCGGTCAGGAAGTGGATGCTCGGCGTTAACTCTTCGTCGTCCGGAAGGTTGGTCTGAGCCAGTCTAGTCTGCAGCGTACCGTTCACATAGGCGTCGACGTTGGTTCCGTCAAAGAAGAACTCTAGCGTAATGTCCGTATCCGCTGCAGCGGTAAGTAGGGAAGAACTCTCAGTCTCGGTAGAATTCTTCTCCAGAACAAACTTGACATCGGTAGATCCGTCCACCTTGCGAAAGTATACACCATCGGTCATGCCGCCTAGAAGCGTGGTGTCCGTAATGCAGAGGCCCACCAGGAAATCGCTCTGCGTGGCCTCACTGATCTTGAACTTGATGCCGAAATAACAGGGTTTGCCGGAGGCGAGCTTGAACGCCTCTTTGGTCACCTGCAGGTTGGCTCCGTCATCTTCGTTCGCATCGGTCGTGATCAGGAGAAACCCGCCCGCCCCATCGGTCAGGGCCACGGTGGTTTCACCGGCACCTGCCTCGACCAACGTCACGGTCCAGGCTGCCGGGGTGTCGGCTGCCGCAAAGGGCGTGCCTACAAAGTCCTCTATAAATTTACAGACATTAGAGCCAATAGCATTAAGCCAGCGATGTCCATCGTAAAATACAAGGTTTCCGTTTACCCATTTAGAGTGCATTGACATATCTAGTACCTCCTTCGCCCAATTAAGGGCGCCGGGGTATTGTCCCCGGCGAATTTTGGTTTAAGCTATAGCAGTTGCGCTTTGGTCGCCTCCATATCTCGCGCCGCTAAGGATTGCAACGGCGCTGGCAATAACGCTGTTTACGCCATTGGTAAGTTCGAGGCGCAAGTAAGGATAACCGTCAGTCAGTTCCGCAGCGTCAATTTCGATAACATAGAAAATA